CCCTTGATATTCAATAACTGTTGGTGCAGAGCCTAAATCTTCTTGTAAATACAAATAAGCAATATTATTAGCTCTTGTAGCAAACGTAAATTTATATTTATTATAATATGCCATTATGAACCTCTTCTTAAGTTTAATGATGTTTCTGACCTATTCAAAGCTAATACTAAATCACTTCCACGAAGTACAAAACTTCCTCCACCATTACCGCCTAACATATCTTTTAATTTATCTAATGGAGCAACAACCTCAGGGTTTGACTTAGCACCAGGATATTCTCCTATTAATCCCATTGTAGGGCCACTTACAATACCACCATTAGCAAACTTTTTAGTACTTCTATCTTGCTCAAGTCTAGACTTTAAATATGAACCAGCCGCCACAGCAGCAATACCTGCAACCAATGCACCTGCTGCGGTTATTGGGTTATTAGAACTTAATAAAGCCCATGCAAATAAAGATGCAGTAGCAAGTGCAATTAATTGTTTTCCTATTTGAGTTAAAGCATCTGCTAATAATGTTCCAAAAACATTTATAACATCTATATTCTCTCCTGCTAAAGCCTTGCCTATTGATTCTCCTAAAGCATACATGGAATTATTAATAAAATCCATAATAACACTATTAATGTTATTAATTGTATCTGTCCATGTAACAGTAAAGCTTTTAACTTTATCTTGTGAACCTTCAATTGCAGCATCAACTCTTATTAGTGCATCTTCTATTTTATCGAACTGCTCTGCTGTATATCCACCAATAGAAGCTAAATCATATAACTTATTTTTATAATTTTCTAATATTGCAATCCTATCTGCTGCTGTACCTTTGCCACTAGCATTTGCTATTTTTATAGCAACATCAGATTCTATTTTCAATGCTTCTAATGAATTTTGTAAATTCCTATCAGAAATTATCTTTTGTTCCCTAGAATCTTGTTCTGCTATAGACTTTCTAGTATCATATAATTGTTTGTGTAAATCAGCAGCTTTATTTAAATAAAAAGATTCTTGTATAAACCCAAGTTCGTGCCAATAATTTAATTCAGAAGTATATCTTTGAAGTATTTCTACTTTTTTAGTGCTATTATCATCTGCATATTTTAATTCATTATCTAAACTATCTGTAAATGTTTTTTGCTCTTGTTCAATAATCTTAGTATAATAAGCAGGGTCATCTTCTACCTTTTTATCTTTTGTAACTTTAGCTTTTTCTTGTCCTAGTTTTATTCCAGTTTTTGTTAAATCATTTAATTTAAATTGTAATCTATCTTGTTCTTTTAAACCTTCATTAGCAGATACGTTTAATTTACTTATTTCTTGACTATTCTTTAAAATTTCAGCAGTTATATTTCTTATCTGAATTTTTGTAGCAGCACTTTCTTCATCACCTAATCTAATATCTGCTCCAATAGCAACAATATCAGTTGATTCGTTTTTAATTAATTTATTTAATTCATATCTATCGTTAGTTAATTTTTCATTAACTATTTGCAGCCTTAGCATTTCTTCTTCATCTGCTAATTGTTGTGCACTAAGTTTTCCTATTTTTTCTTCTACTGCCTTGGCTCTCGCTTTAGCTAAAATAGCCGTTGCAACATTAAATGTAGCTTGTGCTACTTGACCATTTAAAATTGCTTCTTTATTTAAGTTGCCAAAATAACTTGGATATTCTTTTTGCAATTTACCTACTGCAATAAGTCTATCAGACATTGATACTTTTTGATCTGCTGCAACATCTAATAACGCTTTTATAGATGCTACTTCACTATAAGCATTTGCTGTTGCACTTTTTATAGATTCTGCATATTCGTCTTGTTCTTCTTTTATCTTTTTAGTTGAAGCAGCTACTTTCCTATTATACTCATCCCAAAAAGTTAAACCTGAGATAATAACAGAAAAGGCTAAATAAGCAGCTCCTCCTACTCCTGCTATTCCACCTAATAAAGCAGGTAAGTTATTTTGAATACCTCTAAATCCATATGGTAAATCTTGTACAACTAAAGCAAGGTTAGTCCATTGTCTACTACCTTTATTTAGGGAACCTGCTGCTGCATTGTTAGCTATTGTAGCTGCATTTGTTGCTGCAGTATTTTTTTCTAAAGCTAAATTAGCTGGTGCTATTGATGCCCTTAATAGATTATATTGTTCTTTAAGTTTTAGTATTGCAGGATTTAATGGTTGTACACCTAATGTTAAAAGACTATTCATAGACTTCCTTAAGGCATCCATTTTGTCTTTTACAACATTCGTGTAATCTCCAAATAGCTTTGCTGAACCTTCTATTCTATTAAATTCTTTACTTAATGTAGCAGAAACACCTCTTATATCTTTTTCAAAAGCTGTAGCGACTTTAGCTAATCGCAAAAAAGCACCTTCTGCTTCTTTGAAATCTGCCGTGACTCTAATCTGTAATAAATCTTCTGCCATTATCCTTTAAATTTAAATATTTCCATATTTTTTAAGTACAGCCTGTAATTCATCTTCTGTCATTACTCTAGGCTTGACAAAGTTACGATTATCGCAATCTAATTCAATAAGGTCTTTAGGCTTAACCTTCTTACCTTTTGGTAGCTGGATATTAATAAGCATTGTAGTTTGCCATCTAGTTCTAATCCATTGCTGCTCTTCTTCGTGTCTATATCCATACCAAACAAAATCTAACTCAGCCATCGTCATCTCCCAAAACAAATGGGGAAGCACTTTGCACTCCCCCATTGTATATCTTTCTATGTCAATCCACTCTAATTTTTTTTTACTCCATCCTTTTTAGTTGACTTTGTTGGCTTATCTTCTATACCGCTATTCATACTATCTGATAAAGCTGCCATAACATCTTGGAACTTCTTTCCAGTCATTCCTCCCATATCATCTATCCAATTGCATACTTCAAATTCCGTAAAACTTGGAGTAATTCCTTGTGAATACAATGGGTATTCTGCAGCTGATTTCATCAGGTTAACAATAGCATCAAGTGAATCTTTGCCACTTAAAGCTTCTCCTATTTCAGAAGGCCCTATGCCTTGTAATTGACAGAATCTTTTAAGACTCCACGTACAAAAACGCATCGGTATCTTCTTTCCATCGGAAAGAGTTAATTCAAATTGTCCTCTCATTTTGGTTTATTTTTGGTTGGTTATTATGCGTTGGTAGCGATAGTTAATACTCCTGTTCCTTTGAAAGATACTGAGTAAGTAACTGGATTCTCCATATCAGCAGTCATATCTACACTCTCAATAAATGCTGAACCTGAATAAATCACATCACCTGTAACTGGAGTTACACCACCTACTGTAGAGTTATCAACTGTTGTAAACTTAACTGTAACTGCTGTTCTAGCTATTGCTAAAGCATTCAATTCAGCTGTAGTTACATAAGTTGCAACTGTTCCAGGTACTACTGTAGCTAAACCATCAGTAGTCAAAGACCAAGACCTTTGTCCACCAATTTCATCAGCCCAGCCTAAACTTTGTTTTGTAGATGCATCTGGAGCATCTATAGCTAAACTTAATGAACAAGAAGTAGCAAATCCTATTACTTCCGTTCCAATTAGAACTACTAATGAAGTTCCGTTAAATACACTTGTTGTTGCCATTTTATTTTATTTTTCTTTTATGTTAATTGATTCACGAAATGATCCATTGTTATTACCCTTCTAAACACATAGACTTCATTTACATAGTCAAAGGTAGCATTGTTAGAGCCAACCTTACAAGTAACTATTTTAAAATCAGGTGCTGTATTAGGATAACTAGGTGGTCTAACACCTATAATTCCTAATAATTCGTTGGCATAAGTATCTACCGTTTTCTGCCCTACTTCACCTGCTTTAAAGGTCGTATAAACTATGTCAAATTGAATAGTAACGTCAAAACTAAAGCTTTGTTTATTACTATTGTCTACTTGTGTTTGACTGCTGATAATCAAAAAAGGCGGTTCTACAGTATCAGGTGCTATGGTATCATAAACACTTAATGAGTAAGAAGCCGATGCAAGCTTATCGAAATAAGCCTTCCTTAGTGTATATCCGCAGTCCTTCATTTTTTACAAATTTAACGAAATATATTTATATTTAAATTAGGCCATTTTAAAGGCTCTTATTTTTTTTAAAGCCTTTGTATAACCTATTTCAAAATTATTAAATAAATATGATCTATATGGCATATTACTATTCCTTAAGCCTCTGCCTCTAAACAAAGAAGCATAAGGTGTTATATTTTTTGATGCTATATTATATTTCCTTGATGGAATCCCAAACCCACTACCAGTACCAAATTCTACATAAGCACCATAATCAACAAGCGAATTACCTACTACTATTTCAGCAAATTTCCCATTAAATGGGATAGCATTAATGCTCCTAGATAAATTGCCTGTTCTTTGGTATGAAGAATTTGTGGTTAAATGTGGTAAATCGGCTGCATCTGCACTAGCTTCTTTTGCTATTTCTACAACCATTACGTTTATTTCTGATATAATATGAGACTTAAAGCCTTCATAACTAGTAGCAAACTTCTTTTTTAAACTATTTAAACCTTTTACTTCTAAAAACATTACTTAAGAGTTGAACAACCGATTAAATAATACTGGTTTAAATCTCCTTCGTTTATAATAGAGTTAATCATATAAGTCTTTGATTTCCAAGTAATTACAAGAGCATTAGTAAATGTCTTTCCACTTGTATATCTAATCCTAAATGTAGCATTATCATTAATATTATCCTTACCTGCTACATTAGTCCTACTGTTCGTATTAGAGACCAATTCAGCCCAGCAAACATAATAAGATACCAAAGTGTTCACGAACCCTCCAGCACTATCAGATACGCTCGTTTTGCTGTTAAACGTTATTCTATTTCTTAATTTTCCTATCATTATAAGAAGGTACTTACCCTTTTGTAAGGTTTCATTAATTCGTAAGCAGTTGTTAAATTGGCTGAAGGCTTAGTGCTTTCAACGCTTGATTCTCTGTATTCATATAAATCACCTACCATCTTCAATAGAGCTGTTTTCATAGACTCAGGAGTTGTAGAATATCCACAAGTATAAGTAAATCTAAATTCACTCATAAGTGGAGATACCATATAAATTTTTTTATAAGTATCACCTAAAACTCTATAATCTCCAAGTACCATTGCTACCCAAGCAGCACCATCCCAATATTCTACTAATGTAATACTATTGATAGGAGCATAAGGAAGCTCTATAAACTCATCTACATAAGCTACTACCTTTAATGTTCTAGCCGTCATAGCTACCGCAGCATACTGCTCTAATCTGATTCTAGCCGTTTCTATAAGGTTAGTAATCAAAGTATCATCTTCGCTATAATCTACTCTTAAATAATCCTTTGCTGTCTGTAGGGTAACTATTGTTGCCGAAGGGGCTACTGTAGTAGTTACATCTCTTAGTATCTGCATTATGCTAATTTTTACAAAAATAGTTAAAATTTAGTGTAAACAAAAAGGGATAGCTTTCTAGGCTATCCCTTGTATTGTAAATCTAATTAAAGATTAATTTATACGTTACCGAAATCACCATAAATAAACGCACCAGCGTAATAGATAGGTAAAGCGATACGAGCTTCAACTCTTACAGTAATCATATTCTTAGTAAAGTTGTCAGCATCAAATTCAGAGAACTGAACAGAGATACCTTGATTCTGCATAATTTGAGCACCCATAGACCAGTCACCTACTACAAACTTATCTACTGCGATTGCAGTTGATTTGTAAAGAGGGATACCAGCGATAGATACACTACCATCAGTTGTAACAACTGTAGAAGCAGGTAAAGAGTACGCAGAACCTGAGTTCTTAGTGTTCATAATAGCAGCCCAATCAGTTGGGTTAACTAAGATACCAGTTGCAGAGTAGTTAGAAGTTTCTAACTGAGCAATAGCTTGAACTAATTGCTCTACGTCTACTGTAGCAGCACCTGTTGCAGCTGTAGCTACTGGTAAAATACCTTGTAAGTTAGGAGCAGTACCATCACCACTTAAGATTTGAGCATCTTCAGCAACTAAATACTTCTCTAACAAACGAGATTGTAAGAAAGAAGTCATAGCAGGTATATCATCTAACATTTGACGAGAGATACGAACATAACCAGCGATATACTGAGCAGCTGCATCTTTCATTGTAATGTCAAAATCAACTTGTGCTTTAGAAGAACCTTGAGTTTGAGCTGCTGGAGCACCTTCTCCACCACTTTCGTAAGGGAAAGTAAATAAACCTTGAGACAAACTACCGATTGGTAATAAGCTTCTTAAATGCACCTTACGAGAAGGTAAAGCATATACTTGATTAGCATATTGACGAGTGATGTCACCTGTAAGGTTAACCGCTTCTGTCATATTACCAACTGCCTTTGTATCCAAGATAAAGCTTGAACGCTTTTGTTCGCCACGAGCTAATTTCGCTAAACTATCAGAATTATTCTCGATAGCTTCAGCAAGGGTAGCATTAAACCCTTTTACTTCTGTTTGATTCATTTTAACACGATTTTGTTTTGCTTCCATTTTTTCAATTTCATCCTTAACAACTGAGATTGAAGCTTTAGTAGCTTCTAATTCAGCCTTTACGCTTTCTAATGCACTAGCATTATCAGCCTTCGCACTTTCGATTGCTCCGTTTACTTCGGATTTAATGCCTTCGAATGCACTTTTAATTTCTT